AGAACTTTTAGACAAGAATTTGAGGGAACTTTTGAGAACTATGCTGGAGCAGTATATTATAATTTTCACGCAGTAGAAAATGTTAAAGAAAAAAAAATAGATTTTACAAAACCATTACACATTGGCTTAGACTTTAACGTGGATCCGATGTCAGCTTCTGTTGCACAAATAGACAAAGAGATAATACATTTTGTTGATGAGATAGTTATTTATTCTTCTAATACAGATGAAATGGTAGAAGAAATTAGAGATCGCTATGGAGATAAAACAAAAATATTTATTTATCCAGACCCAGCTTGTAGGCAACGTAAAACAAGTGCTGGTGGGAAAACTGATTTGAGTATATTACAAAATGCTGGATTTAATGTTAAATGTAAATTTAAACACAGTCCTGTTAGAGATAGGATTAATGCTGTTAACTCTAGCTTGAAATCTGCAAATGGTAAAAGGTATATTTTTGTTGATCCTAGTTGCAAAATCATTACAAAAGGTTTACAAAGGCAAATATACAAGGAAAATACAAATATTCCAGATAAGGAACAAGGATTTGACCACATGAACGATAGTATCGGATATTTAGTTGAGATAGTAAAACCTTTGACTAGAAACATTACAGATTTCAAACCACAAAGATGGACAGTACAGCAAAAACGATATGGCATATAATAGACAAGAAGTTTTAGATACTCACAAAGACTACAAAGAGAATGTTACAAATTGGGAATATTACATTAGGTCTTATAATGGCGGCTATGATTATATGGTTGGTCAATATCTTAATAGATACAATCTTGAATTAGATAACGAATTCAATCAAAGACTAGCAAACACACCTTGTGATAATCATTGTAAAAACATTGTTCAAATTTATTCATCATTTTTATTTAGATCAAAGCCAAGCAGAAACTTTGGTTCTATGCAAGATGAACTTACTTTAGAAAGATTTTTAAAAGATGCAGATTTAGATGGAAACAATTTTAACACAGTAATTAAACAAGCACAAAATTATGCCTCAATTTATGGACACGTATTTTTAATATTAGACAAGCCACCAATTAGAACAAACACAAAAGCAGAAGAAATTGAAGAAGATATTAGACCTTATGTTTCAATAATTACTCCTGAAAATGTTTTAGACTGGAATTTTAAAAGATTGTTAAATGGTAAATATGTTTTAGATTATTTAAAGGTCAGAGAAGAAGTAGATAGAAAAGGCGGAACTTATATGCGTCTTTGGTACACAGATAGAGTTGAAACTGTGTATGTTGAAGATCAAACGTCTGACCCTGTTGTGATAGATACTGTCGATAATCAGATTGGCAAAATACCAGCAGTTATTTTATACAATGCAAAATCCCATAAAAGAGGCATTGGTCAATCTGACCTTGTTGACGTAGCAGATTTACAAAGATCAATCTATAATGAATTTTCAGAAATCGAACAATTAATCAGATTAACAAACCACCCATCATTAGTTAAAACTGCTGGAGTAAATGCTTCTGCTGGTGCTGGTGCTGTAATTGAAATGCCAGACGAAATGGATTCAAATCTTAAACCATATTTATTACAACCATCAGGTCAAAACTTAAATGCAATTATGGATTCTATCGCTAAAAAAGTAGAATCAATAAATCGTATTGCACATACAGGAGCAGTAAGAACTACAAAAACACAAGTCTCATCAGGAATAGCATTACAAACTGAATTTGAATTATTAAATGCTAGACTATCTGAAAAAGCTGACAATTTAGAATTAGCAGAAGAACAATTATTTAAACTGTACGCAGAATATCAAAACACAACATTTGATGGAGAAATAAATTATCCTGATAGCTTTAATATTAGAGATTATGCTTCTGATTTAATTTTCTACCAACAAGCTAAATCAATTAATGTACCATCTTCTACTTTGAATAAAGAAATAGACAAAGAAATTGCAAAAGCAGTAGTAGATGATGAAATGTTATTAAATCAAATTTATAACGAAATAGAAGCTAGTAGTGAAGTTGGACAATTTACTCAAAACGAAGTACAAGAAGCAGAAGAAGCTGTACAACAAGAACAAATCTAATGACAAATGGTAGATACTGTAAAACAAGTAGCCGAATATCGTATTAGGCAAATTGAAATTGCAGAAGCTAAATATTATGAAACACTAATTAAAACTTTAGACAAAATTGAAAAACAAATAGTATCTCTAGCTGGTAGAGAATTGCCTCGTGATGATTTAGGTAAATTATTTGATTTAAAAATAGCAATATCAATTAGACCCAAGATAAGAGCCATACTTGAAAGAGAATATTTAGGTTGGGCAGATACAGTTGTTAGAGAGGGCTATAATGCACAAGCGAAAAGAATTGAAAGAGCATTTACAAAGGTTGGAAGAATACCTAAAGAATTTCAGCAATTAACAGAGCCTGATTTAATATTAATTCAAAATTTAAAAAACCAAACATTCACGCAATTTAAAGATGTTTCAAATACTTTTACAAGAAGATTATCTGAAAAAATATATCAATCTACTTTGACAAGTGCTGAATTTACAGATTTAGAAAAAGAACTTAGACAAACTATTAATGGTATTTATGCTTCGTCTGACGACAAAGAAGCAAATAAGATTATTAATGAAATTAAAAAAGATGAAGTTAAATTAGCAAAGTCAGATAGGAATACAACCATAGGTAAAGCCATTGAGCAAAGACTAGATAAGAACATTCAGATATTACAATCCAAATTTGCTAGAGATCGTGCTGGAGATAATATGAAGAAATATGCTGGTCAAATATTAAATGATGGGCTTAGAGAATTTGATGCTCAATTAAATATTGCTAAAGCTACGGAAGCTGGGCTTACCTATTTAAAATATCAAGGCTCTAACATACCTACTACTAGAGAGTTTTGTAGGCTTGTAAGAAATGGAGAATATGATACAAGAAAATCAGGACTGTTTACGATTGATGAAGTCAGGGAACTTTGGGCAAACAATAATTGGACTGGCAAAAAAGCTGGAGACCCATTAGTTGTTCGAGGTGGTTATAACTGTCGTCATCAATGGAGCTTTGTCAATCCAGATTGGTATGACGAAAGCGGAGAATTAATAACTGAATAACATAGGAGTAAAAATGTCAGAAGAAGTAAAAGTAGCAGAAGTAAAATCAACAGAAAACAAAGTTGAAACTAACGCAGAAACAACAGCACCAAGTCAAGAAACAAAATCTATGACTTTCAATCAAGAGCAATTAGATAATATAATTAAATCAAGATTAGATGCTGAAAAAAGAAAACACGAAAAAGAATTAGCGGCAATCAAGCAACAAGAGCAAGAAGCCTTAAAAGAAAAAGAAATTAGAGAAGCTAAATCTAAACAAGAACTTGAAAAATTAATGCAACAAAGAATTGCAGAAAAGGATCAGGAAGTGTTTAAGTTAAAATCTGAAATTAAAAAAGAAAAAATTGATAATTCTGTTTTATCAGTTGCCTCTAAATTAAACGCAATTAATCCTCAGCAAGTTGTTGATTTGATTAAAGGCGGTATTAAATTAAGCGATGATAATAGAATAGAAATACTTGATAATAACAATAACATTCGTTATAATAGCAAAGGAGAACTATTAACGATTGAAGAAAGAGTTAAAGAGTTTTTAGATGCTAACCCACATTTCTCGAAAGGGTCTAAGTCTGGTACAGGGAGCCAGAGTAGCATTGAGGGTAAAACTGTAAAACCTTTTAATATTCAGGATATAAATCTATCTACACCAGAGGGTCGAAAGGCTTATGCGGAATATCGTAAGAAAAGAGACTCAGGCTCGATAGAAATTAATTTAACAAAATAAAATATAAAGGATAACAACAATGGCAAATGAAACAACAAGTTCTACGCTGTCGGAACTATACACTGAGATAGTTGCAGAAGCTCAATTTGTTGCAACAGAACAATCTATAATGAGAAATTTAGTAAGAAATTACTCAATCGTAGGTGGCGGTAAAGCGGTAGAAGTACCAATTTATTCAGCAGTTTCTGCGGCGGCAGTATCAGAAGCAACTGATCTATCTAACACAGCAATTGACCCATCATCTGTAACTATTACAGCTAGTGAAGTGGGTTTAATGACTACACTAACAGACCTAGCAAGAAATGCGGCTCCAAGAAACGTAGCGGCAGACATTGGTAGATTGTTCGGTGAAGCAATAGCAAAAAAACAAGACCAAGATTTGATCGCATTATTCGATGGTTTCTCTACTACATTAGGAGACGGAACTACTGCAATTTCTGCGGCTGTAATCTTTAATGCACTTTCTACTTTAAGAGGCAACTCGCTTCCAATTAGTGAATGTGCAGTAGTCTTACATCCTAAAATAGCTTATGACCTTAAAGCTAATTTGACTAATACTTTTGCAAATGCAAATAGTAATGATTTAGCAAATGAAGCATTAAGAAATGGCTTTGTAGGAAGACTTGCTGGTATGCCTATATTTGAAACTGCAAATATGGCTAATACTGGTACTGCTGGAGACTACAAAGGTGCGGCAATGCATAGAGACGCAATTGCTATCGCAACAATGCAAGACATCAAAATTGAAACTCAAAGAGATGCTTCTCTAAGAGCTGATGAACTCGTTGCAACTGCTGTATACGGTGTTGGTGAATTACACGACACTTATGGAGTAGAATTACACTACGACTCATCTATTCAATAATAGATAATTACTTGTGGGGGAGAAATCCCCCATAGGTACAAAAAAAAGGAAAACAAATGCTAAAAATAATAGAAGAAAAAACACCAACAGTTAAATTACAAAGAGGAAAAAAAATAATTGAAAGACCTTACGCAGATTACAAAATTAACAAATCAAAATATGATTTTAGAGGTTTCAAATTAATTAAGGATAATGTAAAATCAGAACCAATAGTTGAAATAAAACCAAAGGTAAAAAGAAATGTTAAAAGAACTAAAAAAGAAGTTAAAAAAACTATATAATTTTATAATAGGCAAATTTTATGGCTAATTATACTGGTGCTGATGTAATTACTGCGGCAGATGTTACTAAATATCAACCTGATGCTTTTAGCTTTGGGATAGCCTCTACTGACACAGAAGCAGTTAATTTTTTTGCACAAACAACAAATGACATACTAAGACAATTAAGAGTACAATGGTGGCCAGTTTATAAAACAAACATTTTTACAGACATTACAGTTTTAAATACTGCTGAAATGGTAGATACTAAAGTTAATTTAGATCAATTTGAAAGAGCAGGAGTTTATTTATTTCTTGGAAGATTTTTAGCACCAGCTTTATCTAAGTTTAGACCAGAAGCAGACAAAGACAGATTTGAAAGAATGTCTGAGTATTATATGTCAGAATTTAATAAAGAATTTAGAATGATATTAGAAGATGGTGTTGAATACGATACTGACGCAAACCAAACTATTGTTGCTAACGAAAGAGAACCACTTCACGGTTATAGAAAATTAGTCAGATAATGATTTCTTTTAAAATTGATTCTAATTTAAAACTAGCTTCAAAGCGATTTGATAAATTTTTTAAAAAGTTTCCTCACATTATTAAACAAGGATTAGCACAAGCTAGTATTCAATTAAAAGAAATTATTTTAGATAAAACAGATAAAGGCTATGATGTTAGCGGTAAAAGATTTCCAGAATATAGTAAAATGTATGCAGAAGAAAAAGGTAAAACAATTGTTAATTTGCAAGACACAAATAGAATGCTTCAATCCATAAGCAATAGAGTAATTAACAAAAATAAATCACAAGTATATTTTAAATCACAAACAGAAGCTAAAAAAGCCTATTGGCATCAAACAGGACAAGGCAATCTTCCTGTGCGTAAATTTTTTGGCTTTAATAATAAAACAGAAAGAGTTATACAAAAGTCTTTTGAGAAATTTTTAAAAAAACAAATACAACAATTTAAGATATGAGTAAAAGAGAAAACATTGCAAGTAATATATTAACTACATTAGCGGCTATATCTAGTCCAGCAATTAAGAAAGCTACAAGACAACCATTTCCACTAGACGAATTATCAGAAGCACAATATCCAGCAATTTTAGTGCAGACACAAGAAGAAACAAAAGAAGATGCTGAATTAGGTAGTGGGACTGCTACAAGAATTGCAAATTTAGAATTTTTAATTACAGGATATGTTAAAGGTGCTGAATCTAATATAGATACTGCAAGAAATGCTTTAATATCTGCTATTGAAACTGCCTTAGAAAATGATATTACTAGAAATGCTAACGCACTAGATACAGAAGTTATTAGTATTGAAACTGATGCTGGTACTTTGTTTCCTTATGGTGCTATTAGTATGGTGGTACGAGTAATGTACGAACATAACAACAATAACCCATAGGATAAAAAATGGCAGACAAAAATTTAGATAAAATAGAAAAAAAAATAGAAGAAATAGAAAAATTTACAGATAAAATTTCTATATTGTGTCAGCAAGTATCAGATTTGTTAGAAAAGCATAGGGAATATGACGATGGTGCTTTAGATGAATTTGATGAAGATGAACAATATGATGAAGAAGATTTTGAAGAAGATATTGACGAAGAAGAAGAAAAAGAATAAAATAAATATTATGGCTAAAGATATAACATTATTTAAAGGAAGTTATTCAGTTAAAATAAATGAACTACAACTTGAAAATTTTATTAATCTTGGATATAAGCTAGAGCCAGAAAGTAAAACAAAACCAAAAACAAATAAGGATAAAAGCAAATGGCAACACACCACGGAAAAGAAGGAGTCGTAACTGCTGGCGGTACTGCGATCGGCGAGATTACAGGCTTCACTTTAGAAACAACAGCTGACGTAGTAGAAGATACACAATTAACTGATGCGGCTAAATCATTCATAACAGGTAGAACTTCTTTCTCAGGAAGTTTAGATATGAATTATGATGAAGCTGACGCACAGCAAGAAACTTTAGTTGTGGGAAGTGAAATATCTTTTGTATTATTACCAGAGGGCAATAGTGCTGGTGATCAATCATTTACAGGCACAGGAATTGTTACTGGAATGAGTATTACAAATGGTATGGACGCAATAGTTTCTAGAAACGTAACTTTTCAAGGAACAGGCTCATTAAGTAAATCTACTGTATAATTAATACTGTATGAAAATTATAGAACGAGCTAAGTCTCATTTTGAAAGTTTAGGTGTTCAATCTATTGAAATACCTGAATGGAAAGATGCTGATGAAAATCCAACTATTGTTTATTGGAATCCAATAACACTTTCAGAAAAGAACAAGTTATTTAAAAATTCTAGCAATTTATCTGACGTTAGTATTTTGGCAGACATTGTAATTATGAAAGGCTTAGACAAAGATGGTAATAAAATATTTACCTTAGAAGATAAGCTAGTATTAATGCACAAAGTAGATTCAGATATCCTTTCAAGGATAGCAACTTCAATGGTACAGGCTATCACTCCTGACGAAGTAAAAAAAAACTAAAAAGTGATCCTCAATTAAAAAATTTACTTATTGTTGCAGATAGGTTAAAAATAACATTATCTAAACTTTTAGAAATGGAAGTTTGGGAGTATAATCATTGGCTGGGATATTTTATGCTAGAACACGAACAGCAAGAAGAACAGCTAAGAAAAGCAAGGCATAGATAATGGCAGGACAAAATTTAATATTAAACATATTAGCCAAAGATAAAACTAAACAGGCATTTTCAGGAATACAAGCTGGACTAACTAGACTTAGATCAACTATATTTTCTGTTCAATCAGCTTTATTAGGAATAGGTGCTGGTGTTGCAATTAAATCATTTGTTGATGTTGGCAGACAAGTAGAAGAATTAGGTATTCGTTTCAATTTCTTATTTGGCTCTGTTTCTGAGGGTAGTAAAGCATTTAATACATTAGTCAATTATGCGGCAAGAGTACCTTTCTCATTAGAAGAAATATCTACTGCTTCTGGAAACTTAGCGGTTGTATCTAAAGACGCAAAAGAATTAGAAAACAATTTAAAAATTGTAGGTAACGTAGCGGCTGTTACAGGATTAGATTTTAGAACTACTGCGGAACAAATTCAAAGATCATTTGCTGGTGGTATAGCTTCTGCGGATATATTTAGAGAACGTGGTGTTAGAGCATTATTAGGATTTAAAGCTGGAGTAAATGTTACAGCAGAAGAAACAGTAAAAAGATTTAATGAAGTATTTGGAGAGGGTGGAAGATTTGGAAAAGCTACTGAAGTTTTTGCTACTACGTTCACAGGAACTTTATCAATGCTTCAAGATAAATTATTTAAGTTTAGATTAGAAACTTCTCGTGCTGGATTTTTTGATTTCTTAAAAGGTGGATTAATAGTTATCAATAAAAGAATAGAAGAAAACGGAGAAGCACTATCAAAATTTTCAGAAAAATTAGGATTGTTTTTTGTTAACGCAATTAAAAATATTGTTAAATCAGGTGTTGTAGTTATTGGTACTTTAAAACCTATTTTTCAATTTATGTTAGCTGGAATGAAAGGTGTATTAGATGTCATAGGAATATTACCACCAATTGTAAAAGAATTTGGAATTATAGGTTTCTTTATGCTTGGAACAAAAGGTAAATTATTAACAATTACAATAGGCTATATAATTAAAAAAATTCAAGAACTTTTAAAATATTTTGGAGTGCTTGGAGACTCATCAGGAAAAACTGCTGACAATTTATCTGAAATGGATTTAAAATTACAAGCAATAGACAACACTTTTGCTGATGTAGAAAAAGAAGCATTATCTGTAAATGATGCTGTGAGAGATATCCTTACGGAAATGGAAAAGGCAAATAAAGAAGCCGAAGCTATGAAAGATAATTTTACTCCATTAAGACAACAAATAATTGATTTGAATATGAATGCATTGAAAAAGTCAGTAGATTTAGCAAGACAATTTTTTGAAGTTATGGATATGGGAATTAAAGGTACTGCTGATGGAATTGCAAAAGCAATAGTATTAGGAGAAAATTTAAAAGCTAGTTTTGCTAATTTAGCTAATCAAATATTAATTAAAATTATAGCCGCATTAGTAGAGGCTTCATTACAAATGGCTTTACAGGTAGCTTTAAAAAATTCAACGATTGCGGCTTTAATTCAAGAACTTGGTTTAGAAAAATTACTGACAGCAGAGAAAAAAAAACAAAGAGAAGAAGAAGAAAAGAAAAACAAAGCACAAGGAGCCGCATTGCTTATGTCTGGAAATCCTTTAGGCTTTTTAGGATTTATGGCAAAGGGTGGCTCTGTAAGCAAAGGAGAGCCTATGATTGTTGGAGAGCAAGGTGCTGAATTATTTATACCAAATAGCTCAGGTCAAATTACACAAGCCGCTAGAGGTACAGGCGGTGGAGCAGTATCAGTTAATTTTAATATTAATACTTTAGACGCAAGAGGTTTTGATGAATTATTAGTTAGAAATAGAGGAACAATAACTCAAATAATTAATAACGCAGTAAATGAAAGAGGAAGTAAAAACTTAATTTAATATGTCAGGCACTTTTCCAATATCATCAGCAAATTTTAAAACATTAGGAATTAAATCTATTCAAGACACAATTTTGTCAAAAACAGTTAGTGGCAAAAAATTAGCAAGACAAATAGACGGACAAAGATGGGCTTTTACTGCAAGTATAATTACTGCAAAAAGATCAGACGTATATGGCGATCTTATGGCTTTTATAATTAAGCAAAGATCAGGAAAAGAAAACTTTACAATTATTCCGCCAGAAATTGAGGACGCAAGAGGAACAGCATCAGGAACTCCAAATGGTACTGCTAGTGCTGGTGCAACATCAATAACAATTGGTGGAAGTGCAACAGGAACATTAAAAGCTGGAGATTTTATTAAATTTGCAAATCACGACAAAGTTTATATGGTCGTTGCAGATCAAGCAGATATTTCAACAGGAACTTTAACAATTGAGCCGCCATTAGTAACAGCAGTATCTTCAACTAATATTCAATATGATAATGTTCCTTTTACAGTTTATTTAACTAACGATGTACAAGAGTTTGGTGCTGTTGGTGCAGATCATAATGGAAATGTGTTGTATCAATTTGAGATTGATGTAGAAGAAGCACTATAATGACAAAAAAATATTTAGTTAAACATTGGTGTAATGCTGATTTTATGATGGAAAAAGTAGTTAGTGAAGATGATATAAATGTTAATTTAAATGATTTAAAAAAGAATAGCACACCAGATAGCACTTTTTCTTGTGTTATGATACAAGGGTCTGAAAGAATAAAGCGAACAACTTTTGAGGAATATGACGAGAAACTTAACAACAGCAGTCAAGAACGAACTAGCGACAAATGACATTAGACCTATCCATCTTGTACATATTGGCTTTAGCACTCCTGTCTATTTTACTGATTGCTCATTTGAATTAACTTCATCAGTATCAGGTTCTTCAATAACTTACAGTCCGTCAGATTTCTTTTTTGGTGTTTCAAATTTTACTGAAGAAGTAGATATAACTAAATCTACTATGAGTTTATCATTATCAGGTGCAGATCAAACTTTTATTTCTACTGTTTTAAATGAGCCTGTCGTAAATGATGAAGTAATTGTTTATAGAGGTTTATTAGACGATAACAATGCAATTATAGCAAGTCCATTTTTACTTTATAAAGGTAATATAGAAAATTTTAATATTTCAGAAACAGAAAAAGATAGCACTTTAACTCTGACAATTGTTTCTCATTGGGCAGACTTTGAAAAAAAGAATGGCAGAAAAACAAATAATACATCACAACAAAGATTCTTTAGTACAGATGTTGGTATGGATTTTGCTTCTCAAACAGTATTAGATATTAAGTGGGGTAGAGCATAATGGGATTTAGTATTAAAAGTATTGTAAAATCAATAACACAATCTGCTTTTTTTAAATATATTAGTAATCCAATTGTTGCTGTTGTTGCTACACTTGCAATAGCTTGGATATTTAGACCAAAACAACCAGAAGTTCCAGATTTTGGGGATAGCTATCAAGATAATTTTGAAAAAGGATTATTAATTAATAAACAATCAAATGACGCAAGTATTCCTGTTGTTTATGGAGAAAGACTTGTCGGTGGTACTAGGGTTTTTGTAGAAACTAGTGGGTCTGATAATACTTACCTTTATATCGCCTTAGTTTTATCAGAGGGAGAAATATCTGACATATCTGAAATAATAATTGATGATAAAACAGTTACTTGGTCAGCAGATTTAGCAGACAACACACAAGTTACAGTTAATAGTTCAGATACAAATTTTTATAAAGATTCAGAAAG